TTTAGATAAACCTTCAAGAATATGGATTTCTACAATTCACGCTATCAAGGGTGGAGAACAAGATAATGTAATTCTATGTTTAGATCTTGGCGATAAAATAATAAAAGCAATGAATCAAAGTCAAGATAAAGCAGATGAAGAACATAGAGTTTGGTACGTAGCGTATACACGTGCAAAAAACAATCTCTATATGTTTAAACTAAAAAACAAAACAAGAAAGGCCTACCCACTATGACAAACAAAGATATATTTAAAGACGCGTTTCCACAAGATAAACAAATTGGAGGATCTCACTACAAGGACTTTCACATTCAGCCTTATGAATTTATTTCTAAGAATGACCTTTCCTTTTTTCAGGGAAACGTTATAAAGTATGTGTGTCGTTATAAAAATAAAAATGGCATACAAGATTTAGAAAAGATAATTCATTACTGTGAATTAGAAATTAAAAAGATGAAAGACATGGTTAAAAAAAAGTGAATCAATTTGCAGTACATGATTTATTTTTTTATACATTAATGACTATTTATTTTTGGAGTAGATTAATATGATAGTAGCACAAACAGAATGGATCATACCAAAAGAATTTCCTGATCTAAGAAAAGCAGAAGAAATTGCAATTGACTTAGAAACACGTGACCCTAATTTAAAATCAACTGGTTCAGGTGCAATATCAGGACAAGGTGAAGTTGTAGGTATAGCTGTTGCTGTTAATGGATACAAAAATTATTTTCCAATAGCACATGAAGAAGGACCAAACTTAGATCGTGAAAAAACTTTAGAATGGTTTAAAGATATTTGTGAATCACCTGCTACAAAAATATTTCACAACGCAATGTATGACGTATGTTGGATACGTAAATTAGGTATAAAAATCAATGGTTTAATAATAGATACCATGATTGCAGCTAGTGTAATAAATGAAAACAGATTTTCATATACTTTAAATACTTTGTCATGGCATCATTTAAGTGAAGGTAAAAGTGAAGCAAGATTAGTTCAAGCGGCAAAAGAAAGAGGACTAGATGCAAAAGCAGAAATGTGGAGATTACCTGCAATGGAAGTTGGAGCTTATGCTGAAAAAGATGCAGAGATAACTTTAAAGTTATGGAATAAATTAAGAAAAATAATTGTTGAAGATAACCTTCAAGACATATTCAATCTTGAGACAGATCTTTTTCCTTGTCTTGTCGATATGCGTTTCCTAGGGGTGCGGGTAGATGTCGAAACATCCAATCGATTGAAAAAAGAATTATCCACCAGAGAAGAATTATTATTACACCAAGTGAAAAAAGAAACAGGAGTAGACACTCAGATATGGGCTGCCAGATCAATTGCAACCGTTTTCGATAAGTTAAAATTACCATACGAAAAAACTGAAAAAACTCAATCACCTTCATTTACAAAAAATTTTCTTTCTAATCATCCTCATCCTGTAGTTCAAATGATAGCACAAGCAAGAAAATTAAACAAGGTGAATACTACATTTATAGATACAATATTAAAACATGAACACTGCGGTAGAATTCATGCAGACATAAATCAAATTAGATCTGATGATGGGGGAACTGTAACAGGTAGATTTAGTTATTCGAATCCAAACTTACAGCAAATACCTGCCAGGGATCCGGAAACAGGGCCTTTAATAAGATCATTATTTATACCAGAGGAAGGTTGCAAGTGGGGTACGTTTGACTACTCGCAACAGGAACCACGGCTTGTTGCACACTATGCTTTAAAATTTTCTCTACCCTCTGTAAATAAAATTGCAGACTCATATGAAAACGACCCTTCAACAGACTTTCACAAAATTGTAGCTGAGATGGCAAAAATACCTAGGTCACAAGCAAAAACAATTAACTTGGGTTTATTTTATGGAATGGGTAAAGCAAAATTACAAGGTGAATTAGGTGTGTCAAAAGAAAAATCAGAAGAATTATTTTTAAAGTATCATGCTGAAGCTCCATTTGTAAAACAATTGATGAATAAAGTTATGAAAGCTGCGGAAGCAAGAGGACAAATAAAAACATTACTTGGTAGACGTTGTAGATTTCCTAAATATGAACCAGTATTACGTGGAGCAGATTGGGGTACTTATGTACCACCCGAAGATCATGAGCGTATGTTAGAACTACAAGAAATGGGTCCACATCTAAAAGATTTTGAGGGTAATATTATAAAAGATAAAGATAGTAAACCAAAGAGAAATTATTGGCATCAAAATTCTACACGTAGAGCATTTACATACAAAGCATTGAATAAATTAATTCAAGGTAGTGCTGCAGATATGACAAAGAAAGCTATGGTTAATTTATACAAAGAAGGATTACTTGCACATATACAAATACATGATGAATTAGATTTTTCTATAAAATCAAAAGAACAAGCAGAAAAAATTAAACATGTGATGGAAAATGCAGTTGACTTAGAAGTACCAAATAAAGTAGATTATGAATCAGGTCCCAATTGGGGACAAATAAAATAATGTACTATGTCTTATTTAAATGCTAATATACCTCCAATTTATTGTAAAATAAAAAGGGAATATTTATATGATCTTAAAAAACATAAAGGAGAAGCTGGTGATTGTGTTGTCTTTGGTCTTAGCTCTATTTCAGGTCGTGCAATCTTATTTCATTGCATGTTACCAAATGGTGCGGTCTTTTATAGACTACCTATTTCAGCCTTCTTTCAAAAAGAATTTGAAAGAAAAGACGTGCCTGATATGCGAGTGGATCAACTCCAACTGTGGAACTGCTTTAGTTATTATCCTAATGTCCATTGTTTTGATTGGTTGGCTGGTATAGACGGAAAATATATTGGTAAAGATAAAAAATTTTACGAAGGCCAATATTTATTTACTATTGACTGGGCGCATCCAGAGACTAATATACTAAATACGGAACATTCTGAAATTCCGCAAGAGCACAAGTGTGCACACATAATGGCATTAAAAAATGGTAATTATGCAGCGCAGCCAAACAACAGAATCATTTGGCATGTGAACAGTTATACGACAGAAAATGATTGGCCAGACTATAGTGTACAAAACACATACTGGAATTGTGAAGGATCTGATTGGATAACAGCAGATTCTGATAAAATGTTTTATGATATTGAGGAGAAAAAATGAGTTTAAATATATGTATAGATTGTTCTTTTGAAAAAAGAAAATGTCAATGTGTTTTAGATACACCAAAACCAACTAAAATTAGTTGGTGGAAAAGAATATTTTTTTGGGCTAGATAATGAATCTAGTAGATTTATTAAAAAAAAATATAGTAATGGTGCCTGTAGTTGCATCAGTTATAGTTGGGACTTTTACAGGTGTTAGATATATCGTAAGTATAACAGAGACTATTAATCAAAATCAAGCAGCCATCACTATAATAAATGATACTCATTTAAAAAATCAAATCGGATACATAGCTAGAATACAAGAAAATCAAAGTCATTTATTGTTAAAGTTAGAAACAAATAATGGTAATACTATTGTTACAGAAAACAAATTAAAGAGAATGGAAGAAAAAATTAATAGCATGGAACAAGATTTTAAAAATTTTTTAATTATGAGAGCTACTTTATTAGGGGAAGATAAATAACATGGAGTGTGCCAGTATGAACTACTATTTTACAGGTACATTAATCATAGCTTTTATTATATTAACAGTTATTGTAGCACCATTATGAAGATATCAGAAAATACATCAGTAAGCATGCCAATGAAAAATATGATTGGTATTATTGTGGCTGTAGCCATGGGTGTGTTTGCATACACTGAGGTTACTGCTAGACTGACGTCATTAGAGACATCAAGAGAACTGTTTCAGGCTGATCTTCTAAAAAAGTCAGAACAACTGCCCACGGACCAAGAACAATACATGTTGATAGAAGATTTATACAAGACAACAGAGAAGTTAGAGATAACTCAAGAACAAAATATGACAAACAAAGTTAATATAGAATTTCTAAAAGCACAACTGGAAAAAGCATTGACTGATGTTGAACAATTAAAAGATAAGGTAAGAGCAAATGGCAACGGGACGTATTAATAAAAAAGTATTAGATCACATTGAACAGATAAACAAAGAGAATAAAGCTGCGAGTTTAGCAAAAAATTTAAAAAAAGAAGTTGAAACTGGCAAGCATGGTACACAAAAATATGTTATCAAGCAAGGTGAAAACAAAGGTAAAACAGTATGACAGAGTTGATAGTAGCTTTACTTATGATTGTACACGGAGAGATTAAGGAAGCACGTATCCAGCCGACAATGT